CAACTCCAGAGGGTGACATTATTAATAACCTATCGTGTGGGAAATACGATGTGGTTGTGGCGAGTCAGCCTTCACGCGACTCCTATAACGATACACAGTTTGCCGAGATACTTTCGCTGAAAGAGATTGGCATTATGATTCCCGACGACCGAGTGATTGAATACTCGAATCTCCAGAAGAAGTTTGCGTTGGCAGAAGAGGTCCGCAGTATCACAGGGCGTGGGGAGCAGTCACCCGAAGAGGCGCAGATGCAAGCACTGCACCATCAGATGGAAATGCAGGGTCAGCAACTGGCTTTGGCTAAAGCCGAAGGAGAAGTTGGCAAGCTGCAGGCAGAGACGCAGAAGCTGATGATGGAATCTGGTGCTATACCTGAAGAGTTGAAGCTTAAGCTGACTGAGCTTGAGATGAAGGCACAGATGGAGCGGGAGGGTTTTGAGGTTCGCGCAAGATTGGCGATGGAGTCTAGCCAAAACGCGTTGGAGAAACTAGCGTTATCAAGTCGTGGTAAACAGACTGAAGCACTACTACAGGCAACATTGCCTAATAATAATCACAGATAGAGGACGGTAACATGAGCGAAGAGAATACAACGGGCGCACCTGCTGAACCAGAAGTTGTTGAAGTTGAGTCGTTTGCAGGTTCTGAGGCGTTTGAAGACGAGTTTGAGAACACGCCAGAGGAGCTGGCAGCTTACGAGGCGGAGATGGAGGTTGAACCTGCCGAGGCGGAGGCTGCAGCGCCTGTAACGCCCGCAGATGAAGCTGAAGTGTTAGAGGCAAACCCCGAGCTAGGGGACGCTTTAGAGGCGACTGCTGTCGAGGAGGAGCCACTTGAAGAGGCAGTGGTGGATACACCACAGGTTCAGATCCCCAAGGCTAGACTGGATCGTGAGCTTCAGAGGAATCGGGACTTGCAGCAACAGCTAAACGAGGCAGTTGCCCATAACAAGGTTAGCGAAGTTGCGGCAGTAGACGACACGCCTTTTGACGTACCGATCGATCTTGAGCAGATTACGCGCGCGCTTGATATGAATTTGGATGGCAAAAACTCTGAGGCGGCTGGAATCTTGATTAAGGAGATAACTAGCGCTGTGCAAGCAGGAATGCAGCAAGGCCGAAACGAAATGCGGGGCGAGATGACCGCACGTAGCGAGGCGGCGGTGGCAACAGCGGTAGGCCAGGTGGGGCAGCAGACCGCGCAACAAGCTTATGATTCAGCGGTAACGTCGGTTGAAGACGCGTATCCTATTTTTAATCCTGACAGCGACGGGTACGACGCTGAGTTGGCGGGTCGAGTAGGAACTATAATGAACGCATTGCGTGCAGATGGGTTAGATGCGGCTGAAGCGCTGACAGAAGCAGTAGACTTAACGCTGACACGCCATCGGCCGGAGTTGATAACAGCGACGCCTGCAGCAGCGGTTGTCCCTGTGGACACCAATAAAGCAACTGAATCCTCACGAGCGCGCAACGCTGCAGCGGCGGGTTCGCAGCCAGCGCGTCAGAGTGGTACGGCGAATTCGGCAGAGGCAACAGGTATTAATCTTGACCAGCTAACAGACGCCGAGTTTGACGCTTTGCCCGCATCGCGCCTAGCTGAGCTACGGGGCGACTTCCTATAGGAGTAGGCAGTTTCGGGATGACCCGCTTATGGCGGGTTTTTTTTGGTCTTTAATGTTTGCTTTTAAGTAACGATGTTTGGTAAGATAGGTAATACCTATAAAGTGAACCGGAACACTTAAACATTCTGCGTAAAAATAGGTGCCCCCCAGTAGGCTTATACTGCGCTTCGTTTGCCACAACGATATGTGGACGGTTCAACACAGACGGACCCGTAGTGCTGTCGCTAAACATTTACACCGAATCGTTTTATTTATTAAGGGGCAAGCCACATGGCTGATACAAATTTTGCCGCGATGACTACACATGCCAAAAAGGTATGGTCACGCGATATATGGAAAGTAGCTCGCAACAGCTCTTTTCTTTTCAACTTCATGGGTTCTTCTTCGAACGCTATGATCCAACGGATTACCGAGCTTACTCGCACTGAACGCGGCGACCGCGCTGTGCTTACGCTGGTTCCCGACTTAGAAGAGGATGGTATCGTAGGTGATGCCATGCTGGAAGGCAACGAGGAAGCGATCACCGCATACGATAAAGAAATCGTTATCGACATGCTGCGCCACGCTAACCGTTCGTCCGGTAAGATGGGAGATCAGAAGTCTATTGTAAACTTCCGTTCTACCTCTAAAGACGTTCTCGGCTACTGGCTGGGTGACCGGCTTGACCAGATGGGTTTCTTGACGCTGTCAGGTATGCCTTTCACATACAAGACGAATGGTGCGCTTCGTGCCGTCTCAGGTACTGTTGCTAAGAACATTTCGACTTTAGCGTTCGCACCTCATGCGACTAACGATGCGCCTTCCAGCGCTCGTCACGTTCAGTGGGACGCAAGTGCAGGCACTTTGCTTTCTGCTACGAACACAACGCGTCGTACTTTGGAGGTAGGTGACACCCCTAGCTATAAGATGCTGGTGCTGGCCAAGGCGTATGCCAAAGAGCAGTACATTAAAGGCATACGGGGTTCGGGCGGTGAAGAAGTTTATCACGTCTTTATGAACCCTACAGGTATGGCTAAGTTGAAGCTTGACCCTGATTACATCCAAAACGTTCGCAATGCGTATCAGCGTGGTGCTAGTAACCCGCTGTTTGCAGGCACAACGTCTGTGATGGCTGATGGCCTTGTGATCCACGAGTATCGTCATGTGTTTAACACACTGGGCGCTGCATCTGGTGGCACTTTGGGTGACGCAGGTAAGAAGTGGGGCGTTGGTAACGCAGTTAACGGGCAACGTGCCTTGATGTGTGGTGCTCAGGCTCTTGGTTTCTGTGATCTCGGTACTCCCGAGTGGAACGAAGAGTGGTTCGACTACAAGAACAAGGGCGGTATTTCCATTGGAAAGATGTTCGGTTTCTTGAAGCCAAACTTCCACAGCCCTGTTAATGGTAGCTCTCAAGACTTTGGTGTCTTGGCGATTGATACTGCCATTTAATCAGTAGCCTTGACCTGCCTCTGCCCCGGAATGTCCGGTGGTAGAGGTGGGTTTTTTCACATAGCACTGCTGAAATTACGGGCGAGTAGGGAAAAAACATGGCTTATCCTCAACAAGTAACAGAAATTATATGGCGCGTACGCCAACTTATTCACGACTCGGCAGGATCTCGGTGGGACGATACCGAAATGCTGAAGTGGCTCAGCGACGGACTGCTTGAAACCGTTCTGCACAAACCGACAGCTAACACCAAGCGAGTGACATTACAGCTGGTTGTAGGCACGGTCCAAAGTTTACCAACGACAGCAATCCAGTTACTTCGGATTTCACACAACACTACATCGAGTTCGTCTATTCGGATTATTGACCAGGACCGGCTCGATGCGGCAGACCCTAGCTGGCGTACATCTACTACCGCGACTCGGACAGTAGATGTCCAGCACTATATGTATGAAGCTCTGGCACCTAAAGAGTTCCATGTATACCCCCCAAATACAGGGGCAGGTCAGCTCGAAGCGACAGTCAGCGAGACGCCGCTAGAGGTCACGAGTATGACCGCGAACTTCCCGCTGGAGGCTGTGTACGGCCCAGCGATAGTGGACTACCTGCTCTACCGAGCGTACTCCAAACACTCCAAGTTCGCAGGTAACGAGCAGCGTGCTAGCAACGCGTATAACAGGTATTTACAACAGTTGGGCACTAAATTTCAGGCTGAAACAGCTATACAACCTAATACAACTAACAAGAACCCCCAAACAGGAGTTGAGTAATGACTGTTGCCGCATATACAACGTTGCTGCCTGATATTCTGCCACACGTAGTGTCGTGCCCTATGCCGTCTATCCAGCGTGCTATTCAGGTAGTTGCGCAGGATTACTTTCAGCGAAGCCAAGCGTACACCTACGATCTTGCATCTACATCTGTGATTCTAAATCAGTCGGAGGTTACGGTCATACTCCCAGCGAATACTCGTTTGGTTGTACCACTGACGTTGTACCTCAACGGCGATCTGCTGGCGACAACTAACCACAGCATGTTGTCGTTAGAATTTGGGGACTGGACAGTCGCGACAGCTGCGATACCGAAATATGTGATGGTTCACGACAGTATTGGCGACAAGCTTGTGCTGGCACTGAAGTCTAATGGCGCATACTCATTGACTGGTCGGGTAGCGGTTAAGCCTACGCGAGTTGCAGTCAGTGTCGAGGAAGAGCAACTGGAAACGCACGGTGATGCGATAGTCGACGGTGTGCTCGGGCGCATGATGATGATGAAGAATACCGAGTGGTACGACGG